AAGACCGAGGTAAAGGAGGAGGCGGTCGCCAAGTATCGCGCCGCCCTGAACGCCGCTCCGGCCGAGCCCTTGAACCTCTGGCCCATCATCGACGAGATCATCGGCACCTACAGCGATGCCGTGGCGCGGCATCAGCCGAGCTGGCGCACGACGAAGGGCCAAGTCAAGGCGCTGCTCACCGGGCTCGATCCACATATGCGCGGCGACGCGCTCCGAACGGCCGACCTCGCCGCCTATGTCGCGCGCCGTCGCGCCACGGCCGCCGCCGGCACCGTGAACCGTGACCTTGGCCTCCTGAAGCGCGCGATGCGCTATGTCGCCAGTACCCTGACCCTACCCTTGCCGCCGATCGACTGGCGGGCGCTGCACCTCAGGGAGCCGCCCGGTCGGGTCCGACAGCTGACGGCGGCGGAAGAGGATCGCCTGATCGCCGCGCTGGAAAGGAGGCCAGACGTGTTCGCGCTCGTCCGGTTCCTACTCATCAGCGGGTGCCGTGTCGGCTCGGCCTGCGCGCTCGAATGGCGGGACTGCGATTTTCACGCCAGGACCATCACCTTTCGGACCATGAAGGGCGGGGACAAGCCGCACGTGATCCCCATGACACAAGACCTCGTGGTCCTACTCGGGAACCACTGGCGCATCGGACCGCACGTCTTCACATGGATGAAGCAGGGACCATGCGGACCAGAGGTGCACCCGTTCAAGGTAATGGGTTGGCGCCGCTACTGGCTCGCGGCGATCGAGGAGGCGAAGATCGAGGACTTCAAGCGCCATGACCTTCGCCATACAGCTCTCTCCCGCCTGACGCGGACCCGGGGGATCAAGGCGGCGCAGGCGCTCGCCGGGCATTCCTCGATCGCGACGACGCAGAGATATGCCCACCTGGAGATGGATGATCTGCGGGCCGCGATGGAGGAAACCAGCCAGAATATGGCCAGAACGGTGGCGCAGATAGAAAATAACCCAATGAAATCAAATATAAACGGCAGCCTTCCAAGAAGGGCCGTGGCTACCACCATAAGCACAAGGTTCTGTCCCTCGTGGACCGCGCCACCCGCCGCGCCAAATCCAGCACCGGTCAGGCCGAACAACCCCGGTTCACACACTTCTTGGGGCGTCAGTTTTATCGCTTGCGTCGCGCCTATCTTGACGGCAGCGATGACCGGCCAACCCGCGCCGCCCCACACGGGGTTTCCTTCGACGACCCCCGAATTGAACCCGATAGCTGTCGTTCCGACATCGGCTAGCTGTGCGTAGTCTGCTGTCGCGCATCCGGTGAGTAGTAGGGCGGACAGCAAAATGGCTTTCAAGTGGGCGTCTCTACTTGTTGCGACAAGTGATGCGCCGCCAGCACTTCATTCCAGTGTTCAGCCGGATTCCCGCCTTCCCGCGCACTAATAATCAGGTTGTTTAAAATCGCCTGTAAATCGGCTGGCGCTACAGGAGGATTTCCGTCTTCGTCCAGAGTAGTGAGTTCAGTCGGCAATATCCCTTGCGCCGCCGATTGAATCGTGTCGATAAATTCCTGCTGAACCCACGCATGAGCGCCGTAGTGGGTAACGGTTTCTCCGGTGCAGAGCGGGACGCTGTAGGTGTCCGGTCCATATCCGAGGGCAATAGATAGCGCATTACCCGCAGATTGTAGAGCGGAAGGCATAATGAGGACACAGGATAGATTGAACATTATGAATTAACTCCTGATTTAGCCGAAATATAGTTATAAATAGGATAATAATTAAAATTATCGTCTATATTATTAACAAATATGATTTGAGCGACGGATACTCTTCCAAAAATTGACGATTGATTTCTACTCATAATGTTTAAAGCATCTGTTACAGATGAATTACTTCTTTGAGAAGAAAGATATCCTGTTGGGATTTTATATTCTTTATTTCTGTAATGTGATACTTTATCACTTTTTGATATTAAAGAACATACTGATTTAGTAGTTCCAGACCAATTAACTCCTGGTTGTGGATTTGGGTAATAGCTCACTCCGCCTCTTCTAATAATCCACGCTGCGTTTTCAATTCCATAAAAGAAAAAACCGGGATATGAAGTTGAGGTTGCTGAATGCTCAATAAAAAATGGGGAGTTAATGTCTTGAGCGATTATCCCGACGCCTAGATAAAAGTAGGTATTGGCAGAAAAACTAATAACTACTATGCAATCATCAATCCCATCAAAATCCAACCACCACAGCCACCCGTCACTTCTCAGCATCGGTAGTTTAGAGCTAGTGGCTTGTATAGCGTGATTGCCATTGCCAGATTTATCCAGAATTTTCCCGACGGGCTGATTCGCTGCAGTTACCGGAATTGTCCCTGCAGAATCTTGAAACAGCGTCGTTAAATCACTAGGGTCAAACCAGAATCCATTCACTCCGCCACGAAATAGATCAGCAGGCGTGAATGGATTTCCAATAAACCCACGGCGCGGAGGACGGCGTATCGGCATCATGAGTTTTTATCCACGCTTATGCGAATCGAGAAATTCTGCGCCGATGCAGGTGTGAAAATGCTCTTGGTTTCGAGTAGGCCGTAAATACTCGTACTAGCCGCATCGCAGACATAAAGGAGTTGCCCGACCCACAACGCGAATGCCGAGGTAGAGCCAGTGCCTTCCTGCGCCACCGATGGAAAATCGATATAACCCACTCGGTTCAAGCGATTCGCGTATAGACTCGGATACTGAGCGTTGTCGTTGTTCGGGGTAACTGAAGCGGTGAACAAGTGCATCCGGAAGGCCGCAGTACACGCGGCCTGATCAGTGCAAATCTCCGCTTTCACGATATAGCCAGACCCACCAACCACTCTCGCCGCATTCGCAAAAGTGAGAATGGTCGGAGACGAAGTGCTATTGCTGACCGCGTCATTCACCGCATACGCCGTGGTATCCGAAGGGCGAGTAAAACTAGCGACCAGAATCGCGCATTTTGTAGCGACCACGGCTGGATTGGCAGCTAGACCTACCTCTGCTTCTGGAACCCAAAGTGCGCTCATAGGATACTCCGCTATTGACTCAATTCAGCCGCGCCGTCAACCCCGGTCGCCACGAACTGCATGGCTTCACAGGGGCTTTCAAAGACATATACCGTATCTTCGGAGACGGTTCCGGGCGGCCAGTCGCGCCACTTCCCGGCGCGGCTGATTCGGTATTGCACCAGCAGCGATCCGCCGGGAGTCCCTGGCGTCGCCGCTATCGTCAGCGGGACGGCCAGCGATCCGCCCGGTGTGCCAGAATCTAGGATGACCGGCTCGCCCACCGCGACCGGTATCGCTTGCGAAACGCCAGACGCGCCGAGGTCCATGGCTAGACCAGCCAGGGCGAGACGAGCAGCTCAGCGGTGCCTGCCCATTCGTTTGCGCCGCCGGTACTCAGGGTGTCGTTGACCACGATCTTACGGCCTTTACCCTCCAGTCCTGGTGGAACGACCAGCAGATCAGGCACCAGCCCCAGCGCTTTCCCGTGGTCGCCGGTGAAACTCATCATCGCTGCGCGGGCCGCTGCGTAGTTGTCGGCGGTCAAGTCGGCTTTACTGCCAAAGGCGAACTGCCAGAATCCGTAGCCCACCGCCGCATCCATGTAGCAGCCGTACTCGACCACCTTGTTCCGGTCGACCAGCTCTTGCGGCGTCAACTGTTTAAACGGCTCTTCTTTTCGTGCTGTCCAGACCAGCGGCTTGATTGAGCGATTAGCGACGAGCAGATACCACGGCGTCGAACTGCCCGCTTGCATGTTGCTGACCGAGGTTGTCGCACCATCCTTGCCGATAACCGGGTGATCAGAGTCAAAAAAATACTGACCATCGGAGCAAATGGTATCGAATCCAGCCAATAGCGCAGGCCAGATCTTCTGTTCCGGGAACGCCGCATAGGCCTCGCCCATCATCTGCATCCAGGGCGCGAACGTCCCGAACTGATCCGCCTCGATCTCACGCACCTTCAGCCCGAAGGTGTCCTCATGTTCGAGGTTCTCGATCTCGTAGTTGGCCGCTTCCAGGCCATGCACGACCCGGTCGCCGAGCCAGCGGCGCAGCCCCGGCACGTCCTTCAGCCAGGGCATTTTTGTTTTGATGGAACTGGTCGGCACCTTGGTGGCGATGCGCGGCCAGGCGACCGGTGCCATGCCCATCCCGGCAGCAAATGCGCTGTTATAGCCGACGTAAATATCACGGAGACTGCTTGGAGTGACTTGCATTGGGGCAATCCTTTAGGTGAAGGTGATCGCGGCGCTGGCGACGAGCTTGCCGCGCGGCGTGATCAGGATGAGGTAGCAAGTACCCGTTCCAGCGCAGCCCACCGCGATATCAATGTCGCCATCCGATTCGGACGTGGCGATGAAAGTGGTATTGCTGGCATTCGTTGGGATGACCTCGCCATCAGTTCCGTTAGCCAGGCTGGCGATGGTCAAGGCAGTCACCGCCGCGCCCGCAGCGTCAGCGGCGAGGAAGCCGTGAATCGCGCCAACAGCGGCCAAATCCGCGCCGCCGATGGTCTTGAGTTGAACGCCGACGGTAATCACGTTGCCTGCTTCTGCCCCCGGCGCGGCAATCACCGGATCGCCCATGTGATCCAGATAAACGCCCAGATTGCCTCGCGCCGTGGCGGCAGTCACATCGGACAAATTGTTGGCGGTCAGCACCGCGCCACTGGTTGAGGCGATGTGGAACGGACGCGAATCCACCCAGACGCCCAGGCTATCTACGTCTACGATGATGCCCGCAGGCGAGCGAGTACCGCCATCCGTGGTCTTGGCGACGGTCTGGTCATCAACGAGGTAGCAGACTTTCCCAACATCCGCCGCCGCAATGAGGTCGGCTGAGGCGCTATTTGCCCAGCGGAAGATGCCCAAACGCACGGTGCCATAAATCGCCCCGTCCGCCCCGGCGCTGTTATCGGCGGTAGCCTCCACTCGCCCCAGCCCCTTAAGCGTGGTCGCAGTTGCGCCCGGCGTTAGGCGACCGTTCGCGTCCACCGCGCCGAACCCGCCTGCATAAAGGGTCTTGGCCGCCGCCACCGGCAGGCTGATAAGGTCGCCGTCTCGGCTAGGGGTATTGCGTTCAGCGGTCAGTGCGCTCATTCAACGGTCTCCAGGTTTTTGGCATACAGCGCCGGGTCAAGTCCCATCGCGCTGCAAATCGCCCGCTGTTCGGGGGTCAGGGTTTCTGCCGTCGGTTTCTGCGGCGCGGCGGCCTTGCCGTCCAGGTTCGACTTGTCTCCCAGCACCGACGGGGCCGTCTTGAGGAACTGATTGAAAGCCTCTAGTCCGCCGTCCTTTTGGCATCCATCTCGGTAAAACTCCACGGTCGCCGGGCAAATCTGCCCAGCAGTCAGCGCCGAATTCAGCGCCGTTTCAATCTGCTGGTTGAGTTGAGCGGCGGTCAAGTCGGCCAACTTTTGCTCAGCATTAGCGGCCCGGCTCAGGGCGGCGTCGTAGTCCGGGCGCGGAATGAATTTTTCAAGGTCGGGTTGGGTGCTTTGGTTCATAGCTTTATCCATCAGGATTGATAGCGTGACGCGATTGCCAGCAGAATCCACAGGCATGGCGGTAATGTGGGCTTTTAGCTTGTCCAGTTCAGCAACGATTTCTTCCGTCGTCGCCAGCGTGGGCAGGTTCAGCAGGTAGCGTAATCGTTCTAAAATATCGTCGTCCACTAAACGGGCCTCGCTGTTGAGGGCGGTCATGCTGAGATTGGGTTGGTTGGTCAGGCCAGCTGATACCAGTGCGATAATCTGTTTGCCCGCTTTCTGGTAGGTGAACACGGGCGACAGGAATCGGTATTCCCTGTCTGCGATTTGCTGGGCAGCTTTCGGAGTCCATTCGACGTTGCCCCAGATTTCACCGTCACGGATTTCGAGCTGGGTAATCCACCCAGCAGCGGGCGCGTCTAGCCCTTGTGGGGCGCGGTGTTCGCTGGCGTGTTCCCAGTCCACTACTAACGGCTTGTTGCGGGCGGCGAACTCGGACAGCAGAGTCGTCGGGTCAGGGAGTGTCCAGGCGCGGCCATCCGCTCCGATAATATCAGGGCCGGGCGGGAGCAGCTGAACCCAGTCGGGGACTGTGCCGTCAAGGGCGAAATTGAAGGCGCGGGCGAATAGAGTATTCATAAATAAAATATATCAGGTTTTTAAAATCAATTACTAAAAATAATACTCAACCTCTCCCGGCCATTGCCCGGCTCAGATGGTCGTTCAGAATATCCAGCAGTTCCGTCTCGTCGCTGACAGACAAGCCGAGGAAGGGCCGCTTGCGGAGATGGATTTGCGGGTCTCCGAACTGGTGCTTCCCCGCGTAATCGAGCGGCGATCCAATGCGGACTTCTTTTGGCCCGGCGCGGTAAGTCAGGGTACCTCGCAGCCGACCGTACAGAGTGAGGATTTTGTCTTTGTTGACCGGCTTGCTCGCCTTGTATTTTTTCGACAACGCGGCCCAATGGGTGCCGTCGGGCGCGGTCTGGGTGTTGAACCGTTCGCGGGTACTGTTGAGCATGGCTTCGCCAATGTCACGGAACACCGGGGTCAGGTCGGCCAAGCGGTTTTGCAGGGATTGGAACGCAGCGCTGACTTCCGCCGCGTTGGCGATTTGAAGCTGGATGTCTAAGGATGCGCCGGACATTTAAGTTTTACCATCCACTAGGGAACGTTTCGTTCATAATTTCATGAGCGTCTATCCCCCCTAGATGATCATCCCACTCATCTTTGGCATTCTCGATGTATTCAATAACCCGTTCACGAAAAGCAGGATTCTTTTTCATTTTATATTTTGCTCTATTTTTTGCTTCATCCTCAGCAGATTTAGCATCTTTCCCCAAAAAAACATGGTTCCCAAGTAGCAATAAAGCAACATCTTCTACATCTTGGTCGTCGAAACCATTATTGCTAATAATGGTGTGGCTCACTTGAATGTCTCCTTAATTGCGCCATACAAATCAGCGGGCAGTTCTTGCTGCCATTGTTGCAACATGGCCTTGACCCATTGCGGATCCCAGTTGAGAGCCTTGGCCTTGATGATGTCAACTAGCGGCGCGGTGCTGGCCCCCGGCTGATAGTCCCAGCCTTTGTCGATTCCGCTATGGGGGAACGGAATCGCGGCCTTGTCTGTGACCTGCAAATCGCCCTTTTTCATATCCCTTTCGGCCAGCGTTTCGACGTAGCATTTGCACCCAAATCCACCGGGCGGCGAGTGAGTTGACCACCACGGATCATCATGGCGCAAAATCAGCCCGTCCCATGCCAGGTGCTCAGGCCGGGGTTCAACGCTGGCTGGGGAATGCCGATAGCGCCAATACGGGCGAGTTTCGGTGACCGCCTTCATCTGCTGGTAGCGCCCGGCGCTGTAGCTGGTGAACAAATTGGTGTCGTAGATAACCCGCGTCCGCCAGGCTTCGCCCGCGATAGTCCCTTGGCCCTTCCACCCCGTCCAGCCACGTTGCGCGACAATCTGAGCAAAGTCAGCTCGGAAAGCGTCCAGTGTAGTTCCGGAGGAAATAGCCTGGTCAACTGCCTCCCTCAAATCAGCCAACAGGTCGGCCTTCATGGCCCCGGCGACGACGAAGGCCCGGTCATGAGCCGCACCGAGCAGGTCGTCCCACTTCGCAGTCGGCAGGTTGAGCTTGGCGCGGAAGAACGCGATGGCCTCAAGGAAGGGGAGGCTGGCTGGATTGACGGCCATTACTGCGCTTCCCACCGGCCCTGTGCATCAGCGACGGCTAACGCCTGGCCCATCAAGTCTGCAAAGGCTTTGCCGTCCAATTCTGGGTAAAGGTCTAGCAGCTTGGCGCGAAAGTCCATCAAGTCGCTGCTGTCGGCCAAGGCGGATTGCACGGGGGCCAACAGGGTTTGTATCAGCGGTTCGGCCTCGCTGCCCAGTCGTTCCACGAGCGGAGCGGTGGGGTCATCCACGGTGGGCGCGGGGAGAAGGCGGTTTATAGCGCGGTTGGTGGCGGGCGGAAGGGCAAGGGGAGGAGTCGCAGCCGGTGCGCCGCCCAGCAGGTCAGCGCCATCTTCCGGGTCTGGAAGGCCAAACTTGTCCCGGATCACCGACTGCTCGACGCGCAACCCCAGCGGGACCAGTTTGGCGAGCATGTCCACCAGTCCGGCTAAATCCTCCGGATCAGGGACGTAGAGTTTGAGGGTCGGGTAGCGCGGCTGCCGGCCAAAGTTCAGGTCGATAAACGGCTTGACTAACTGAGCGTTGATGGTGGCAGTCAGTTCTTCGGCGTCGCTTTCCAAAATGTCGCGCCGGACTTCGCTTTGTGCTGTTTCTCCCCCCAGTTTTCCGCTCGTGGCATCCGCCGCGTCGGAACGGCCCAGCGCGGCCTTGCTAATCAGTTTTTGCAGCCTGTCAATAAGTCGGTCATACAAATCAGCGCCGCCGGGGCCGGTGCGGGCGGACTCAAAAGTGATTCGCATCGATTCGTGAATCACAGCCGCCGCGTCTTTCCCCAGCCCAGCCACGGCGGCGCTGAGCGCTTCAATATCTTCCGGTTTGGCGCTAGATCCGTAGCTTCCAATACGCAGTGGCATCCCGAAAACTTCGGAGAACAGCAACCAATCTTCCATAGCGATGATGCTGCACAGATGCGTCACCGCACACAGCCGCGCCAGTCCGCCGCGAATCGGCAAGCCCATCTTGAGTTGTGGCTGGTGAACGATAAAGCGATACGGCGGTAGGTCAATCCCGTCAAAGGAGTTGCTGTCATCCAGCAGTCGCAGGGTTTGCCCGGTCTCTCGGTCGTAACGGAAGAAGCGCGGGTCACGCCAGGTGTAAGTCGGAACCCAGGGGTTGCTGGTGGTATCCCAACCTAGCTCCACCACGCTATAGCCCTTGCCAAGCGCATCGAGCAGTGCCGCCAGCAGCGTGGACAGCTTCGGAGTGAGCAAATAATCCCGCACCGCATCAGCGAGCTTTACGTCCTCCGGGGCATCGCTGGCGCTTTCAACCAGACGCGGCAAGCCCAGCACGGCCCGCTTGCGGGTACCGATGACGCTAGCGTAGTGCGGATCGCGCTCCTCCATCTCCTCAGCCAAGATCAGGTAGGCGTCGGCCTCTCCCAGCGCAGCAGCAGAGAGGATGGATTGCAGTTTGGCCGGCGTCAGCCCCACTCCAATCCGGCCACGCCAGACACTACGGACTCCGGTGAGTGTAGGGGCGGCCAGTGGGCGGGTCAGATCAGCTTTGGCGGGTCGGGAGAAAATCGCGTTGATGGCGCGTTGGAGCAAGTTCATAGACTGCCTCGGCGAAATCGGTCACGGCTATCGCGGGAAGGGCCGCTATCGCGGGAAGGGACTGGATGGTAGGCATAAACGCCCATCGTGCCTAACGCCTGGAACGCATAAACCAAGGCATCTACTCCGTCATCGTGTTCGCCGACCGGAAAGCTAAGCAATTCTTCATCAAACCAGCCGGGCAGTCCGGGCGGGTGAACAACCATCCGCTGTTCATAGCGGGCCAACAGCGGCATAAACCGAGTCAGCTTGTCCTTGTCCGGGGCCACACCCTTTACGGGTAGGGTAGTGGTGCGGGCCAGTTCCTGAATCACGGCGGCTTGATACTGCACCTGTTCAATGGCAATCGTCGCGGGATTCCATTTGGCCGCCATCTGCTGAATGAATTGCAGCACTTGGTGGAACGGTGCGCGGACTCTTTGTGCGTCTCGAACGTAAATCAAGCCGTCCTTGTCCCGGCTTAGGGCAACACAAGCGGAGTAGTCAGCATCATTCTTTGTGCTAATGGCGAGGTCAACCCCCATCACCACCGGCAGGCCAGCCGGTGCGTCACCGTAGCGCAGCCAATCACGCTTCATCGCCGCACCTTCCAGATCGACAAATTGCGCCAGTATTTCCTGCTGATAAATGATGCCTGGCAATTCGGCTTTCATCGCCTCAATTTCGCTGGCTTTGATGTAGGGGTTGCTGCTGGTCGGCATTTGCCATCTTGCCCAGTCCGGGTCGGCCCCAGCCCGGTCAAACAGGGTCTTGAAGTAGTTTCCGCCCTTTGGTGTCGATAGGAACCACGCCTTGCCCTGCAAATCCGCCAGCGTCGGGCGGATGGCGGCAGTCCAGGCCTCTTCCAGATTACGCGCCATCGCGGCTTCATCAATGATGACCAAGGCATATTTGCGACTGCGTCCGGCGTCTGGCGTGTCCAATGTCCAGAAATCAATGGTTCCTCCCCCTTTTAATTCCAATCGATGCTGCTGGCTATCGACGCGAGCGATATTCCTGAATAACCGACGGCGGGTTTCTCGCCATGCTTCATCCAACAATTTGTATTGCGGGGCAAACCAAGCCACCGGCTGATTTTGGCAGTACCCGTACTTGACCAGCCGATTGACCCCGAAGGAACTCTTGCCAAAGCGCCTCCCCATACAAGCCACATTGAACCGCCGCTCACCATTCAGCAATTCCTGCTGCCCTGGATGCGGCTTGGGCAATTTAATCAGGGAACGGGAGTTCATCGTATCCTACGCCTTCGCGCTGATTCGGGTCGTTCAGAGTGAAGATGGTGCGAATAACATCAAGATTGATTTTGTTGGTTTCGGATAGCCGCTTGAGATCAGCAGCGTCAATCAGTTCTTCCCGGCTTAGCGATAGATGAACATGGCGCAAGGCCAACTCTGCGTTTTGCAGCGCCAGCTCTTCCAGCGCAATCGCCCGGTCAGCAGCGGCTTCGATAGTCCGCACTCCGCACTGCGGACTTGACTGCGGACTCCCCGCAAAATGGGCTTTAACCCTTTCCCGTTGCTGCCCTGCGGGGTCACGTTCCCAGCCGTATTTCTTGGCGTGATTGCGGATTGCTTTATCGCTAACGTCATACTCTGCCGCAATCGCCCTGACCGACTTTTGCCCGGCACGATATGCGCCTTCAATCGCCAGCCAATCAACCGTTGCCATGATTACCTCGCCGCTGCCGTCATCGACAGATGGCCGATGATCCAGACCACTCCACCGGTGCTGACCGTACCGACGACGCTCCATAGTGCTACCTGCATCCGTTCCACTATCGTTAGTCGTTCGCTATGTGCCGCAACCGTCCGGGTCATTTCCTGCAATAGCGCCCGCTCGCTGCTTTCATCCGTGATGTGCTCGATAAATCGCACCGACAACGCGGATAGTCGCTCAGTAATCGTCGTCTGCTGCTCTTGTATCGTCATCCGCGATTGCCGTCCGGCGTCAAAATCTATTTTGAGTTGGGCCAGCATTTCGTCAATCCGGGTGAGCCGTTCCAGCACGTCGCATTGCCGAGCGTAGTGATCGCGCAGCGTGTCGCTGAATTGCTGGTCTATTTGCCGCCGCAGGGTCACGGCTTCATCGTCACTCATGGGCTGGGTTCCACGGTTCATTCCCCCCGTTCTATGCCGTCGGGAAGATTGATTAGTTCGGCCCAGTATTCTGGCGGGCATAGTTTTTCGCTCAAATATCCAGGGGCTTTGAGCCAGCAGCCGTAGTCTGCATTGAATACTGACGATATTATCGTCACTGTAGGCCAGTACCCCAAGACAATCTTTCCGCCTGGCGGCGGGTTGTCTACAGTTTTAATCCAGTGGACTTTCATTCAAAACTCCGATTTGCATTGAATACCGACCGACTCAACCATTGAACCCGGAGTTTGAGCGGTCAGATTCGGAGTCAGGCTCGGATGGCACGGGTAGGTCGCGCAACCGGTCATCACCAGTAGTAGGAGTAGATACAAGGTCAATCGGCGGAAGTCCATCAGGTACCCCCACTTTTTCCGATGTGGCTGTCGTCAAATAAGCGTTCGCGAGCGCTGCGATGCCTCCGGCGACAAGATTGATGGAATCACTGTCCATGCCGAAATGAACCCCGAACACATTGAGGAGAACAATCAGCGCGGATAATAAATTGGCTAGGACTTGGGCGTTTTTCCACGCAGCAGGGTTAGCGAGCGCCTGCCCTTGTTTTAGGACGACGAACGCTGGTTTGATTATGGACAGGATATTCATGACAAAGCCCTCGCCCAAGCCTGCCGGTGCATCCGCAATAGCCGACGATACCAACCGCGCCCGAAAGTCTCCTCATTCCGATTGAACTCATAACGCAGCGCCCGTTCGGCGGCGAAGTCATCCAGCAGGTTGGGCATGGCGGTACTGGCAAGATTTAAGGTTTTCGGACCGATGATTCCGTCATCCGCGATGTGGAGTGCCTGTTGCAACAGATTGATGGCGGTGACTACACCCTGGTTGATGGCGCTATCCAGCATCAGCAGGTCAAGCCCCGACGGAAGCTCATCGCCACGAATCGGGTTCCAGTAGTCGCGGCGATAAATCGCTTTCGCATCGTCGAGGGTGAGCGCAGCGATGTTCAGCGTCGGATAACTGCGCTGGCTAATGCCGTAGTTCGTCAAACCGCCGGGGTCTTTCCGGTGGTTCGCTATGCCGCCCTCTTCACCCAGAATGACGGAAATACAGCGGTGAAAGTCGCCCATCAGTGGAATCCTTTATGTTGGGGATTATTTTGCTCATTAGACATCACAAATCCTGCCTTCCGCAACGCCATCTCAAGGGCTTCCTCCTCGTCGCTTATGACTGTCCACTCCGGCGAACAAACCAATTCAACCGCCGCCTTTATCACTTCCCGAACGCCCGCCTTTTGAGTCCGCAACCGCTCTCGGAGAGAGTAAATCTCGTTGTGTAGCATGACCAAATCGCGCAGCCGTATTGCGATCCCCCCATCCAGATCATGGTCAGCGCTAAGGCGTTTTATGCTACTCAGCACTTTTTCAAGATCCTCCATCCGCCTCGTCTCCGGCGGATTTATGGATTGGATTTTTGGATTTCCAGTTCCAGCCAATAAGTCATCGCCGCGATTAAAATACCGCGAATCGTTGTGTAAAATCATGGTTTATCCTTTTGCTGGTTGATTCTGGGCAGTGGACGAATGAGCGGATTGATTACCCCATGCGCTTTGCAGCGAAACTCAGAACTGCCGTTTGGATTGCGAAACTCAACCACTGCGGCATTGCAACTATGCGGACACCTCAAATCAGGTCTTAAAATCAGCGTCATTTCAGTGGTTCTCCGGGGACGACATGGCACTGCATCGGCTGGACGTCGCCATGATTCCGGCAACGGTACGTCTCAAAAGCATGGCCGTCGCAGGTGACGAGGAACACGGCCAGCTCTTGCCGACAATCCGGGCATACCTTTTTCGTGGTCTGCGGCTCCGGTGCTTGCAGATCGAAGCTGGCGCGATAGCGGGCGTTCATAGGCCCGCCATTCTGGCGGAGGCCGCATTGTAATAACTATCGTTCATCTCGATACCAATAAAATTGCGACCTAACTCACATGCCGCAACCCCAGTGGTGCC